AATGGCCGGAATTACTTCTAATCCATTATATACATATTTACGTGGGTCTGTTAATATTATATTTCCTTCAACCTGGTTATTTTTACTAACCAATTCTAATAAACTATCAATAGCATTCATTTCACCATCAAGAGCTTTAAAAGAGTTTAATATTAACTCACCTTCAGTGTATTCTACTTCAGTTACATTATTCGACATAATCATTCCTTATTTGGTCTATTTAAATAATATATGTTTATAATAATATTAAAATAATGATTGTGTTGGTTGTTTCCACATTAATCTATTTGCTAACAACATTTTTTCAATATTATGTTCCGGCTTTATAAATTTATCTATATAACAAAAACCTTGATTGCTTAATAGTTCAGATTTAGTTATACATCTACCTAATTTATCGATAACCACTACATCTGTTTTTACATAAGTATTAAAAAAATTAGTACAGTTCGTGGTGAAATCATCACCACGTTCTATACCTTCAACATAACTTATTTCGGAACCATCCGTAAAATCGTAATGAATGGTTATCAAAATAGATTCTCATCAACTAATGATGTAGTATCAACAGTACCGTCATCCCTTTTAGGCCTGAACATATTCTTATGAATTGTATCATCATATATAAATCTAGAAATAATTCTATCTAATACCTTAACATAACTTTTTGCATACATTATAGAAGTCTGTGATTCAGTAAGATATTCACCATTGACACGCAATTTGTACCACGTTACAAAATTAAGCGGGAATTTAATCTTACGCTTACCTTCCTCAATAGCAGCTATATACATAACACCATCTTTATCTTTACCAATAACTGCAGTGCCTTGCAATCTAATTTCATTAGTTTTAACACCATTTTCATATTTAGTATTATAACAATCAATTTCTTTTTTATTATCGTTTGGTCCATCTATAACTTCTTGGAACATATCGATATACGACATAATCGCCATATAATCTAATGGTGCAGTAATCATTTTATCATAGTTAAAAGAACCTTCGTTATTTTTATTATCCGTAAATATAGTTATTCTAGGATATCCATTTCGTACAGACCAATTTAAAGTAGCGCCATCACCATCACCATAATCTGCTTTTAATTTCAATGCTGCGAACGGTACCCTAACTTCTTTCTTTTTAATAGCCATAATATTCTCCTTGATCAATATGATCTTTTATAGTTTTTTAATAATGGTCCAATGACATCATTATTTTTTAAATCTTGCAACACAATAAGCTTACTAGTAAAACTAGTCCATTTTTTATCCAAAGCTAAATTATGTAACTCTCTACGTATTGTCAATTTAAACGGGAGTATAAAATTTTTATCTCCGAGCACATACAATAACTCCTCTATATACGGGAAATGACCCATGTCTAAACTACCTATTTTATGAAATTTTGTATAAAAATCGTGCCTTGTTTTTAATTTACCGGTATGCGATTCTAATAAAGATAATTTTTTTATCTTATTAATATTTAATAAATCACTTGGTATGTGTGTTAATATTAATACACTGTTTGATGTAGGTTTTAATTTATATGTACCATATAAAACCTTCATAGGTACTTCTATTGGGTGTTTTTTAAGTTCACTATATATAAAATTACGTAAATCATAATCTTTATTAACAATATTACCTGTTTTACTAATATTCATTTTTTTATATAGCGATGAATAATCAGGTATAAATAATACTGGTTCACATTTAAGATTATCATACAGACTAGCGATAACAGATATTTCATTAAGCAGAACTTCCATTAATGTGGGCCCATCCATAACTTTATAATAATTATTACTGTGTACAGCGGTAACAATATTTCTTGCTAAAGTAAATATATTATAATAATGTACTTTATATGTTTCTGGATTTATATCATTTGGTACCTTTCTATCTACATCATATCTTTCTGTAGTAGGATCAAATAACGATTCTAGTGCGATACCAGTACCTATAGATATACCAAAAGAACTAACTGTTCTATCATCTAGTATTCTTTTTATAGACAAAATAAATTCTCCTTTTCATATACAATAATAAACTAATTAACATTCCGGTTAACGATATAAATAATCCCATAAATATACCTATAATAATAAATATATAAACTAGTATATTTTTCATATTATATTTTCTATCTTTATAAATTTTAGCATATTTTTAAAATCATTTTGATTATGAAAATAATATTCTGTAGAGTTAACCGCGATAATCGTAGCTTTTCTACGAGCTTGTTCTTTTGTTGGTAACTTATAAATGTCATCAATAGCTTTAATTAATTCACGTATAGTAAATTCTTTAACCAATATATCAAATATAGTTTTCCTAGTTAAACCATTTTTATCCATAATACCCTCCTTAAAGTATCTATATTAATAATATGTGAATATAACTACACTGAATCAATTACTGATTTTAATTCATTATTGTATATATCAATTTCCGTACTAGATAAATTATGTTTTTTCATCTCGTTATACATTAAGTCAGTTATATTATTTTTAGTAATATGAAAGCTATCTATTATAGGTGTATTTACTAAATCTATTTTTGCATTTTTAATACCGGTATTTTCAGTAGCTTCTATAGTTATATTTAGATATGGATATAAAGATTTTATTTCTTTTTTATTTTTATTAATAAGACTATCTTTATTTATCATTAATCTAACATGTGTATCGTGGGGTAATTTAGATATATCTCTATCCATCATTTTTTTAATCTCTGTATCATTAACTGTTTCATAGTTAAATGTTTTATATAATACAGCATATTTATTTTCTATAAATCTAAATTCCATATGATTAGTAAGTTTATTAATATGTATCCACATAGCACCCTTTGGTTCTTCTTCGCCGTGTGATAACCTATCAAAACTACCTTGTGCTAATATTCTACCATTTACAGAATGTTTATGTATATGACCTATAGATATATAATAGTTAGTAATATCTAAATAGTTATCTTCATCATGCGATGATTCTAACGATATCATAGGTAATTGGTAATTAAATTGTCCATGCATAATACATATATCAACTTTATTAAGTTTATGTTCTTTTAGTAATTCTAAAACTTCAGTATACGTATCTGAACCAGCGTGATTCCATTCATCTGGTACATATAATATAGATAAATCTATATCAGCCATCTCTTCAATGGCTAGTACATCTATATATTTAAAATCTATAGACATATTTAACTTATTAAGCATTGCTGCAATAACGCCGGATTGATTCCAATCATGACTTCTAGTACCTTCTAATATACGTAATTTTATATCATTATGTTTACAATACATAGCTAACAATGTTAACCATTCCATTGAACGTATATGGTCTTCACCACCGTTTGTTAACAATTTATCAAAAATATCTCCAGCTATAAAAATTATATCAAGTTTTTTAAAAACTTGATGATTATCTTTAAAATATTTTTTTAAGTTTTCAACTATTTTTTCTGTATGTGTTTTATTATGTCCTAAATGTATATCTGATATTACGATATATTCTATTGGTTTCATAATGTATCTATTCCTGAATAATGTTTGTTTGGTTTAATAAATAAATTTTCATAGTATCCAGTATAGAATAATAATGTTAATATAGTTTTCATTTTGTATCCTTTATTATTTCAAATAATGATTGTATTTAAAATATTAAAAAAAAATAGTTTTATTAATTGAATTATTGATAAAGGATTAATATGGTGCTATTTATTAGGGATTGGTTAATTTACCCGTCAGCTTCACCGGACTACACTACAAAAAATAAAAGTTTTATAAGATATGCAGGATTATTAAAAAGTATGGGTATTGAAAATAACTCATTTTGTTTAGCATTACACGACCAGTCATTAGTTGGTATAGACCCGCATTCTAAAGAATTAACAAATGAACAAATACTAGCTATAATGGTTGAATGTAAAATAAACCCGTGGTACTTCATTAGAGAAGTTGCTAGAGCACCAGCATTATCTGGTTCCACACCAAGTATGTTTCGTGGTAATAGATTTACCATATCGTTATTCTGGTTATTTTTCAACCATATAACATCATTAGGGATAGCACCACGTCAAACTGGTAAAAGTTTCTCTACAGATATGCTAATGACTTTATTAATACGTATAAGTTTAGAAAATACAAATGTTAACTTACTTACAAAGGATGATGATTTACGTGTAAAAAATGTTACCAGATTAAAAGATATTGCCGAAGAATTACCTAGCTATATGAATTTAAAAATGAAAGGTGATACTAACAACACTGAAAAAATAACTATTAATAGATTAGGTAATACATATACTACTGCAGTCGCACAATCTTCACCTAAAGCAGCTTTAAATACCGGACGTGGTTCTACATTTGCTATTAACCATATTGATGAAATTGCCTTTATTAAAAATATAGATATAACATTACCTGCATTATTGGCGGCGAGTGGTAAACGAGTAGCGTGAGCTACTTATGCCCGGTATCATGGTGACATGATACTGATTAAATTCCTAACTGCGGGAACCCCTGTAAAAAGTTAACACTACTACTTATACATGGAAACATAGTATAATACCTACCCCATTAATGGAAGTGGTGGGCATAGTAAAAACGTATTAACCTGGGTGGAACCGACGCAACGAAGTACCTTAAACAGCGAGAGCTATCTTACATGATAAGAGTGTATGTGTTCAACGATCAACCGCTAACTACGGTGTAGGGCCCAAGTGGGTGGACGTACTAGTCCTTAAATCGAAACGGAATTTATCTTATTTATAAAACTTTAACTATCTACCAAGTACATACTATTTATAAATTGACAGTAGTAAGTGGTTTAATAAAATAATGAAAACTATTATAAATAAGATTATGATATGATCTGTTCGACGAAAGTCCTTTTACATTTACAAATGTAATCGTTGCTCGTAATGAGTAAGCTGCACGTAGAGGTGCGGGGTGATTTAACGACTCATCCGAACATAAAGGCCGCGAGAGATTCTGCCGAAGAAGCAGGCGAGCCATACGGAAATATATTTACAACAACAGCTGGTTATCTTAATTCTAAAGAAGGTGCTTACGTACATAAAGAAATATATTCTAAAGCTATGCCGTGGAGTGAAAAATTATATGACGCACAAGATTTAGAATCATTGAGAGATTTAATTAGAAAAAATTCACCTGGTAAAAAACTTATGGTTTTATTAGAATTTAATCATCGTCAATTAGGATATACCGATGATTGGTTAAGAGGTAAAATCGAAGATGCCATGGCTGAAGGAGATGCTGTATTAGCTGACTTTCTTAATGTGTGGGTAGAAGGTTCATCCAGTTCTCCTATACCAAAAAAATTATTAAAAATGTTATCTGATTCAGTTGTTAATGAACCGGTTATAGATATATCAAATTATGGGTATGTGACTAGATGGTATGTGCCACAAGGTGAAATACTTGGTAAAGTACGTAACCGTGAAACAGTTATATCATTTGATACATCTGATGCAGTTGGTAAGGATGATATCGCGATGGTAGTAAGAGATGTTCGTACCGGAGCAACATTAGCTGCGGGGCAATATAATGAAACCAACTTAATTACTTTTTCAGAATGGTTAGTGGATTGGTTAGTGGAATATCCAAAAATGACTATGATTATAGAACGAAGATCAAGTGGTGTTGCAATCATAGATAATTTATTAAAAATATTACCTGCTAAAGGAATTGATCCATTTAAAAGATTATTTAATTGGGTTGTTGATGACGCTGTTGAATATCCTGGAAGAATTGAAGATACGATAAATACACCTATTAATAGAAGAGATCCGTCTTCATACATAAGATATCGTAAATATTTTGGATTTGCTACATCAGGTTCAGGTAAAACTTCTAGAGAAGGATTATACGGAAATAGTTTATTATCAGGTATAAAATATACCGGTGACAAAACTAGAGATAAACAATTAGTTGGACAGATATCAGGGTTAACTGTTAGAAATGGTAGAGTCGACCATAAAACCGGTAGTCATGATGACTTAGTTATAGCGTGGGCACTATCATATTGGTTTTTAACAACAGCGAGAAATAAAGATATATATGGTATAAATAATAATACTGTATTATCCAATGTTATAAATATTGATGTAAACGGAAATAACACTAAAGAAAAAATGATTAAACAGCGTGAACAATTAATTATAAAAGATAATATAGAAAATATGCTTGAAAAATTACGTAAAGAAAAAGATCCTATTAAATCTAGACAGCTGACTATTAGAATAAGACATATGTATAAAGATATTGATACAAACTATATTAAATCTTTCAATGTGGATAATGTTCTTGAAACTATAGAATTGGATAAAAAGAAAAATCAAAATTACTATTAAATGATAAAGATCAAAGGATTTAACATGTTATTAAATAGCAATATAGTAGTAGTTAGTTCGAGATATAGATATCATGCATATTATAGGAAAAAAATAAAGTCACCCTAAGGAGTGTGGTCCATGATAAGTTTTAACTTATTAGAAGAAATAACTAAAAATTATATTAATTTAATCATGGTTATCATGATTTTTATAATAATTTATAGTAGTTATAAATTATACTTAAGATTAAGTTCCGGCGGTAATAATCATAGGTATAATGGTTTACATAATAAAGGTATCGGGATACCTAGATGGTTACGTAAAGATGATAAAAAAATATAGTATACTATACTACGGAATCCCGTAGTATAGTATCTTATTATATTTCTATTTGATATTCATGCCAAAGATATTGTTCTAATTGGCAAAATGTATCTGTCACGATTATGCGCGAATATCTAATACTAAAATTATTATCACCATAATCATAATACCTTTCACCGTAGGTTAATTCATAACCGCGATGCATTAATCGTTTGCGTACATACAGATCATACTTTTTTGATATTTGTACAGGACCAAATAAATATTTAATATACATAAATAAACTAATTTTTTTACATGTTTTTATATTTACAAACATTATTAATCCTTTGATATATATTTTTCTACAGATATATTACCTATAGATTTTAAAAAATCTAAACCACTTGTATCTTTATATTCATTTAGGTAAACAACTCTAGCTATACCTGATTGTGCTATAAGTTTACTACATTCTTTACAAGGTGATGTAGTCACGTATATAGTGGTTCCGTTAAGAGATATGCCCTCATTAGCTGCATGTGTTATGGCGTTTGCTTCAGCGTGTAAAGTAAAGTCATTTGTGATAATACCTTGACCACCACATCTGAAACATTGTTTACGAACAGTCGAACACTCTAATACTTCTGATACAACAGTACCACTACCATTACAAACATCACACTTTTTTTCACAATTATTTTCTACACCACTTATAGTCCCGTTATAAGCTGGTATTATTGATCTATCCATTAACGATATAACTGCACCAACTTGATTACGTTTACAGTAAGATTCCTTAGACCATAATATAGCTGTTTTCATATTAACTTTATCAAACTTACTTTTACTTGTGTTTAAAATATCTATTTTAATAGGTTTGGTAGAATTTACTGGTTTAATTTTGGAATTATTACTAGTAGACGTGCTATCATACGGAAAATATTCATTTAAAACATCTATAATATATGAAGAAAATGTTCTCTTTTCTTTTTTACTCATTTATATCTCCTTACATAAACGCTTTATTTTATCGTACTCTCTCATCATTATGTCTTTACAATACCGCACATACATACTTCTATCTTTCATAGCGGTTATTGAATTTTTTTTTCTTTTAACATATCGGTATAATGATTTTTCGTTAAGAACACAATTATATTTGCCAACAATTTTTACAAAAATTATTATATCAGCACAATATCTTAAATCAGAATACCACTCTTTTTTAAAAATATCTGTTTTTATAACGGCTCCATTTAAACCAGCGTAAGGTTTTTTAACAAAGTCATCTATATTAAGAGTTATTTTACCATGGATATTATTTATGTATCCATCCATATCGCTACTTGTATCTGGTACCCCAACAATATAATCGTCGGCGTCAACACGCATTGTGTATTTTGTTTTAACCAGATTTAAACCATATTCAAAAGCTTTATATGTACCAGAATTCTTTTTAAGATAATGCACATTCTTAAAATTAACTAGGTAGTTTTTATTTTCCGTGCTACAATCATCAACTATTATATATTCAATACCTTGTTCTTCAATACTTTTAACACATCTTAGTAGTAAATTTTTTGGTATATTATAATTAGTTATGATTGCAGTAATATCTTTATTATCCATTAGAAATACTTTTTTTATTTTTTCTAAATAAATGTAACTTATTGTTAACAATATATTGTTCCATTAATGCTTCTGGTGCATCGGAAATATTGCACCATATTCCTGACGGGCATTTTATTTCTAATGTTTTATTAACAACATATTTTATTATTTTTTTAATTGTTAAAATACCTGTGCTAGGAGATAAATCATACTCCATAAGATCTATATCACTTACATTAAATACTGTCTGTGTGTGATGTTTAAGACCCCATCCAGGGATACCTTCATCTGTATAATATATAATATCACCATTATCATAAGTAACTTCAAATTTGTAGAAACTATCTTCAAACACATTCGTAATTACACCTTTACCATATATAACTCCGTATACATTAGTACCTAATTTAATATTTTTTATAACTGACATACTTAACCTCCTGTATTATATGTATTGGGATTACTAAAATAATAATTACACCTTAATAAACATCACAACTATTTAACGTTATATACAACTTTATTTTTTATAATTGTTGATTTTTTCCACAATTCTTTAACAGTACTAATAGTTCTTAATAAATTTATATCAAATTCATCATTATCAAGTGGTAACCATTTATAATTACCACTACTGTCATAACCAAACATAACATTGTGATCAATATTATATTCTTCAATACGACCATATCCATAAGTACATACGTATTGTGTTCCTGGAACCAGCATTTTTTTAAGTTTTTCTAATGTCATAACATTTCCTTCAATAATAATATGTATTCATATTTAATTTTTGTATTATCTCAATTATCTTTATAACAATTGATTATAGTTAACTCGTAAATTCAATATTTTTAACTATAAACAATAAACAACCTAATTTATCCATATTAGATATATGTACCTTTATAATATTATTGTTATATTTAAACACACCACCACACTCTATCTCATAGTATGTTAAACTTTCAACAATATCAACATTAAACTCAGAATTTTTATAATATAAATTACGCTCTTTATCATTATATGTATATATTGATTTAAGATCTTCATGAGTATATAAATACTCGATAATATAATTTATATCAGTTTGAGTATAGTTATTACTATAATATAGATTACGCATAATATATAACATACAATCGTGATTAAACTCATCTTTAAATATATTTATTAACTTATCTAAAATATATTTAGCAACGTGATCTTTTATAAATACTTTTTTTATTTTTTTATTAGTCATAATATCTATTTATTTATTTATAAAATCACTACTGTCTATAACTTTGTCTATCAGTAATTTCTTAAATCCATCTTTAGCTATAAACGTAGATAATGGTATAGATAAACCTGAAGCGGCTTTATGTCCACCACCACCAAATGATTTTGCAATAATACTTACATCAACATCTTCAACACTTCTAAGTGAAAACACTATATCTGTATTTGTTATAAAATATTGTGCACTAGTGTTATACACCAAACCATCTTCACGTTGTTTCTTAGCCAGTTCATTACCAGTTTCAGATATGTACTCTGAGTTATTGATACACCATGCTCTATGTTTACCGTACGAAGTTATAAATGTAACTATATCACTATCCTGTGTTCTGCCAACAATACTAGTTGTTTTACTAACTTGCGCATTTGTTAAAACTTCACCTATCGAAATACATTTATTTGTAAACTCTAATCCACGTAAAATTTTACCAGGCTCTTTTAATAAATCACTTACTTTATATGTTCTGTATCCAGCCGAAAATGGTTGTGTGTTTGAATATTCAAATTTCCAAAGATCTCTGTCACATACATAATCAACAAGTTTAGGTGTACATTTATCTAAACCATATAACCAATCATGTATTAACATAGCACCGCACTTATCCATATTGAATATAGCGTAATTTTTATTTTTAAGAACAGCTTCAGCAGTTTTATGATGATCTAACACCACTAGTGAATTAGTAAGTTCTTCAACTCTATTCATACTTTCTAAAGACATGGTGAAATCAGCAAAAACAACATTACTATTAGCTGGTATGTCATTAATAATTGATTCTTCATTACCATATTTAGCAAATATAATTTTAAGATCAACACCTCTATCATTACAATAATCTTTAGCTAGTAATGCACAGGTTGTTCCGTCACTACAATTAGCATGTGTTATTAGCACATCAAATTTTCTATCTTCCATTTAATTTCCCTTTAATTTATATAACAATTAAGTTATCTAAATATACATACCACTCATATTGGCGGTATGTATATTATTTACAGGTTTGTTATCTTAAGAACATAGGTTTCTTAATATCACAACCAATAAGTTTACTAAGTATCTTATTTAATCTAGTTAAATAATCAATTAGATTCTTTTTACTCTCCCATGGTTTATTTCCATCATTGTAGAAATAAAGACTATTATCACCATCAGCAGAATATTTACCAATAATAGAATAGTTTGTATCTGGATCCATAGTAGTGTGTATTATTGTATCTGCATTTGTTTTGTATAAAAAAGTATTTTTAAAATCACCTAATGCACTATACTCTCTATTAACAATCTTAACACAACTATCGCTTATCTTCACACTATATCTCCTTAAATCATATATTAATGTGTATCTACACCAGTATCTTTAAATAATTTTCTATGCTCTTCAGGTAATGCATCGTATAATGCTTGAGCTACATTTCTAATTTCCCATAAAGCAGATTTATTACTTCTTAAAGATAAATAGTTATGTAATATTTCTGCATTAACAGTCCAAGTCAATTCTGTTTTATAAGATTCCGGTAATGAAAATTTTGCAATATCATTACTTATACCAAATACAATATTTTCTCTAAGGTTTTCAAGACCACGTAGACTAGCATTGTCTACACGATAGTTACCAGTATAAACTAAGTAATTACCACCTCTACGAAATAATTCAACTAACTTTTTATCACGAATACCAAAAACACTTTTAATATCACAAACTATATTTTCAAACCAATTTAATTTAAATGGTTTTTCTTGTATAAGTTCTTTTAAAGTATACCTACTACTCTTTACGCTAAAATTTGATTCACGGTGTCTAACATGTTCGTGAATGCATGATCTAGAGATATTTTTGATATAAAATGTATACGATATATGTTTATAATATTTAACTGGATCTAACTTAGCGTAACTAACCAGTTCTATTTTAGGTAAGTTATAACTATTCATCTTCATTCCTTATTAAGAAATAATACTCTTCACTAACCATTGCTTCTTTATACATTGAGCTTATATCAGATTCTATAATAGCTCTTAGATTAGTCGATATTGTATACAACTTATTTTCTTTTTTTTCAACAATAAAATATTTATTGTTTTTCATATTTTCAATCACAGATAGGTCAATAAGGTTATTAATTGTAAAATTAAATACAAATCTACCATGTTCCGCAGTAGAAGCATGTTTAAATTTACGTATTACCCTAGTTAATTTATCGGTGTTTACTTCACCAACTTTACAAGTATTATGTTTATCCCAACATGTATTAATAGCTTTCTCAACAACACTCAATGGTGTTGCGTATAATAATTTAATATCTATCATTACACATACCTACATTATTTGATTTAAATCAATTGATGCTATGAAATCACGATCTTCTGTAGCAATATTATCAGGATGGCCATTAATTAATTTTAAAAATTCATTAACATTACCATATTTCTCTAACACAAGATACTCTTTAACCGCAACACATTTAGGATGTTTAGCCACAAAGAATAAGTTAGTGGCTGTATTTATGTTACCAAGATTATCTGCATAGAAGAAAATTATTTTTGCATCTGTATCATCCCTTAAATTATTTGCTAATCTTATATTAGCAAAATTTCTATATGAATCTACATCTGCTAAATATTTTTTAATAGCTTTAATGGCGTATTTCCTAATATTTTTATTAGGAAAATCTTCAATAAGCCTACCATCTTTCAAAATACCTTTATGTGATTTAATTTTACCATTAATAACAAATTCTTTTAAAGATGACATAAACGCAATTTTTATTTTTATAAATTCATTTTTGTAACCATTTTTCTTTTTACAGTATTCCTGTATTGATTTTAAATTTGCTATTTCTGCATCAATACTTTTAATTTTTGATTTCATATTACTCTCCTTTAATAGTTTCATAGATATCATTAACTATATCGTTAATATCTTCATTAACTTCATTGTTATCTATGTATAAATGATTATCATCGGATATTTTATAATAATAATTTATATAATTATCATGAATATATTTAAGGGAATCTAAATCATCGTATATATCAGTTTTAGCATCACGTTCATTGATTCTTTCAGCAGCAATATGTGGATCAACTTCTATGTGTAGTGTATAGTCCGGAATTAATAGTTTATTTCCCATTAATTCAATACCTTTAATAGTTTTATCGTCATCACCGGCATATGCAATTGTAGACGTTAGCCATCTATCGCAAACAACAACTTTACCATCTTGAATGTGTTGTTTAATTGTTTCATTAACAACATACATTTCAGATATGAATAAAGATGCTATCTGCTTATTGTTTACATAAAGATCACTACCACTCTTTAATACTTCACGAACTAATTCACCGATTGGTCCATCACTAATATTTTTAACATATATTGCATCAATACCTTCGGAATTTAATTTTTCAACTAACGCATTCGCATACGTAGTTTTACCAGAACCATCTATTCCTTCAAATACTATAAACTTATTTTTAAAGTCTTCTTTAATTTTACTATAATCTTCTAATAAAGAAATACTTTTAGCCAATGTTTCAGAGTATTCAAGAAGGTTATCAGTAGATAAATTACCAGTATTTTCATGTATACTGTTAGTAATGTATCCTAACATACCAAAGATTTCGTCTTCGATTTTAACTTTTTGTTCTTTAGCATTTATTTTATCAGTATTATCCATATTTTTATCTCTGTTTGTTTTTTTATTTGCTATATTAGCATAATCTTTTTTAACTAATGCCAGTATATTACTACGTAAACTATTATCAGAAGTTTCTGTTAACTTCATCCCGTCGCTATCTAATTTATGCATTGCATCAATTAGTTGGTAGTCACTATGTTGCTCTAGCAAGCTATAATTATTCGTAGATAAATTATATAAATAATCTTCGAAAAACATACCAGATATATTAAAACTAATAGTTAATCTACGATCATTAACATTACTAACCCATCCAATAAGAGTACTATTTTGTTTTTTATTTATATATAAATTTTCTATACTAAAATTGAATTGATCTATATATAACATATTTCCATCCATATCTTTAAATACATATGATGCATCGGTAGTCAAATACGGCCCGGTTACCTCTCTGATAACTTTAAATTTTTTAGACATCTAAATCCCCTCTAATATAATTTTTTCATAAGTATTATGAACATAAACAAATAAAATACCCAACTCATAAACAAATTCGGATAATTCAGAGTTAATATCGGTATTTTTTAATTCATTAAGAATACTATACTTATCTAAATAATTACTAAATAAGTTTTTAATAATTTCTTGTGATTTACTAAAACTAATATCGTGATTGTACATATTGTTACTAAACATAACACATTCTGAAAATGGATTACTTTCAGCTATATTGTATAGATCACGTTTATTTAATGTATTGATTTTGTATAAAATAAAATCCGTAATAAGAATTTTGTCAATAGTGAATCTCGCATACGATTGTTTATCTAGATCTTTAACAATCCAAGCTAAATATTTTTTACCTACTTCAAAAATATCTTTATCTACATTAACCTCATTTTTATCTATAAAAATTATTTTACCATTAGTATCTTTAAATACTAATCTATTTTGGTCTAATCTATCCGGAATCATTTCTACGATTCTCAGGACGTCAAACTGCTTACATGTTTTACTCATGCCATTCCTTTGTGTATTATTAGACTGTTGTCTATTTAAATAATATATGTTTAAAAAGTAATTAGTTAGAAAAAAATACATATAGTATAGTGGTTAACAACTATACTATACAATAGTTAAGATTTTTCTAAATTACGTAAAGTATCTACAATAATCGACAGTAACCATTTTATTTCCTTTTATTTTTATTTTTAGGTAACTATTATACACAACATCTTTATAACGTAGGTCTAACCCAAATTTATATAAGTCATCCTCACTTACAAATGTATGTGATAATGGTACAACACACTCAATGTGCAATATATCGTTTATAACCATATAGAAATCTGATAAAGACATTGTTTTATCGGATATTATCAAATTAATATCCTGAAAAGCTTTTTTATAAACATTTGTTCGTTTATCTATGGGACGCATGGTTTTACTTATATAATTGTTAATGCATGTAGATATTATATCAAATTTAATGTTTTTATCACCACCAATTACATCTGTAAGTATCTTTCTAAACAGTCTGGCTATTGCTACGTCATACATTTTAGAATTTGAAAATTCTAAAATGTTTCCACTATATGATATATCTATTTTTTGTTCATTCATAATTTATCCTTTAAAATATCACTGTTATGCATAGGTGCCCGTTACAGGACTATGTTTGGTTATTAGAAATAACCAACTTATTATACCGACATAGTACATGTCATATTTTAATTAGGTCTTTGTCTTGTATACTCTTTAGCAAAGAAATCCCATGGCACTACTCCATTACCACTAACAAAATCTAAGCAATAATAATATTTACCATCTTCCTTTTCGGTTATCTCAAGTGTATCGAAATCCATTTTAATATCAGTATAGTTACTGTTAATAATCTCCATAGTTTCAACATCTAATTCTTTTAAACTATTTGTAGCACGTCTTATGCATACAAATTTATCAGCCATGTTCATCGGAGTCAAATATACATCATCACCGCATTTAGTAATGTCTATTGAAGATACAATTATGACGTACCCCAATACATTATAATCATTTGTGAAACTATCATATTTTTCTGATACAATTATTTGCCCATGTCTTCTTGCTTCTTCAATTTCGTAGTTTTTCATAATTTATCCTTTAATTATTATTAGGTACATAAATAAATGCCCTACTATGTTCGGTTACTAGAAGTAACAACTAATATTAAAAGTAATTACATACTAGGACCCATCTATACCCTCGTCTTCAGCGACAGCATAGAGAGCACCGTATGTAAACGTGAAATTATCTTTCACTTTTACTGATTTTTCAATCAGCGCATTAGCTAATGCCGCGATATAGCCATCATGACCATAATGCATTATTAACTTTTTGGCGATGTCATCAATAGTATCTGCGGCACTATCAGCAACCGCAGCACTACTTACTACATCTTCCAGTATAACGATGTTTGATTTTTTCATAATATCTCCTTAAGACATATAATAAAATCAACGTGTATCACGGAGCCATAGATCAGCTTCCTATACAACTCTATATGGTTTACCATATAGCCCTAACTACATTTATTATATATGTTTAAATATTTTTTAAATTAAAAAAAAAAATATTTATTAATGACATACAGACCAATGTTGGTCTGTATGTCATATTATCTTTTTTAAAACAATTTATATAATTAATATGTAATTAACCATATATATATGCAGCACCTGTATTACTACTTTCGCCATAAGCACCTACAACTATACGACTATCTGATATGGCTACGCTATATCCAAATCTATCATTACCCTCACCATCACTAGCCATAATTTTATGTAACTCATTACCATCTATATCAAAGATGTATGCGGCTCCCGAATAATCACCATTACTGTTTTCACCATGCGCACCTACTACTACACGATTATTTAATATAGCAACTTTATATCCAAAATGATCACCTTCTCCAGCATCACTAGCCTGTATCTTGGCTAATTCATTACCATTTATATCAAATATATACGCAGCACCAGCATTATCACCATTACTGTCTTCACTATGAGCACCCACTACTATACGATTATTTGATATCGCTACACTAACACCAAA